TACGGATGTAATAAACGAAGCAGTAATAGATAACAATTATGATATAGTTTTATTTAATAGATTCCTAGCACACACCGAAATAAGTATGCTAGAGGATATGAGAAAAAAATATAATTTTAAGTTAATAGTTGACAATGATGATTATTGGATTTTACCACCTTCACACGTACTAGCAGATAGATATAAGAATAGTGATGTAACAAAAAGAATAACAGACTTTATTAGTATAGCAGACCTTTGCACTTGTACTCACGAAAGATTAGCTGATGAAATTTACAAGTACAATAAGAATGTAGAGATATTACCAAACGCATTACCTTATGGCGAGGAGCAGTTCCAAGATAACAAACTAGAATCGGAATTAGTTAGATTGTTTTGGGCAGGCTCTGGCACTCACGTTCCTGACTTAGATATATTACGCAACCCAATGAAGAAGATTAACTTTCCTGTAAGAACTGTAATCGCAGGATACAATGATGGTGAGAAACAACTATGGGATAGAATGATAGGAGTATTTACCAATGGCTTAAAACTAAACCCTACTATATATAACTACGCAGAAATAAGTAAGTATATGGGTGCTTATGCAGATTCAGATATTAGCATCATTCCTTTAGTAGAAAATAAGTTTGGCTCAATGAAATCAAACCTAAAGGTATTAGAAACCGCAGCAAAGCGAAACCCTGCTATTGTATCTAATGTTCATCCTTATAAAGATATGCCGGTATGTTATGTAAACAACCAACAAGATTGGTACTATTGGATAAAATTATTAGTTAATGATGAGGCAGCCAGGATAGAATACGGACAAAAACTATTTGAATATAGCAATAAGCATTTTAACTTACACGACATAAATAACAAAAGATTTGCTATTTATAATAAATTGATAGGCAATGCCAGTAATTAAATGCTCAAACGGAAAATATAGAATCGGAACAGGTGCGTGTATATATGATACACAAGAAAAGGCTGCCCAAGTATGGGCTGCTATTATAGCTAGTGGTAAATATGAGGAAACTTATAATGACTATCCACAATCTGCTACTAACAATGCAAAGAGAGCTTTAAAATGGGCAGAAGAAAACGGATGGGGTGAATGTGGAACAGCAGTAGGTAAAGCAAGAGCAAACCAATTAGCTAACAAAGAAAATATATCAAGAGACACTATAGCAAGAATGGCTTCATTTAAAAGACATCAACAAAATAAAGATGTGCCTTATTCAGAAGGTTGTGGTGGTTTAATGTGGGATTGTTGGGGTGGCACTTCTGGTATTGAATGGGCAATTAATAAACTAAAAGAAATAGATAATTAAAAATCACACTAAAGTATATTGTTCCCATTTTGGTTACATCCTAGATGAGTTCATACCTTGTGAGGTTTGTGGTTCTAGGGCTGTAGATATACATCATATTGAAGCCAGAGGAATGGGTGGTACTAAAAAGCTAGATACGATAGAGAATTTAATGGCATTATGTAGGCATTGCCACGTTGTAATGGGTGATACTAAAACACATATGGAATTTTTAAAACAAAAACATAAACAAAAATTAAATGAAGGAAACTATTAAAATTGTTAAGATTGGTGAAATTAAACCTAATCCTACAAACCCTAGAGTAATTAAAGATGCTAAGTTTAAACAATTAGTACAAAGCATTAAGGACTTCCCAGAAATGCTAAAACTGAGACCAATTATCGTTAATAAAGATATGGTCGTATTAGGTGGTAATATGAGACTAAAAGCCTGTAAAGAATCCGGATTAACAGAAGTTCCAATTATCATAGCATCTGAATTAACAGAAGAACAACAGAGACAATTTACAATAAAAGATAACGTAGGATATGGAGAATGGGATTGGGATGAGCTAGCTAATAATTGGGATACACTAGACCTAAAAGATTGGGGATTAGATATACCAAATTTTAATATTGAGGACAATAGCGAACCGGAAATAGACAAGGACTTGCTAGGTAATGCCTTAGATAGATACCTGAATAATAACATTAAACAAATTGTTCTTTATTTTGAGAACGAGCATTTTGAAAAAACTATGAATAGATTAGATGCTATTGCAAAGGCAAACGACTTGCAAGATAATAGTCAAGTTCTTTTATTATTGCTTGAAAAATACGAAACAAAATGAAACTCTTAATAGCAGTACCCTCAAAAAAAAGGGCAGAAACATTTGAAAAATACACTAAAAAAATATTGTTAGGAATTAATTATGATTCTGCTATATTTATAGAAGCAGAGGACTACGAACAATATGACTACCACACAAAGGTTAAACTTCCTGAATCAAATAGAGGTATATCATATTCCTTATCCTATATTAAACAATATGCACAGGATAATGGATATGATGCAATATTTAAGATTGATGATGACCTGAGAAAATTTGGGAATGTATTTGATGATATGCCTCAAATATTAGAACAATTAGAAAAATATCCAAATCTATCTGCAATTACCTTTCCTTATTCTTTTGAATTTTATGCTAAAAGCAAAAATCTTTTTACCCATATAAATAAAAGAGTACAAACTTGTTACATAATTAAGACAGATAAATTTAGACCACAGATTGGAATTAATACCTTTGAGGATTTTTGGCAGTTTTTTCAAATAATAAATAATAACGAGTTTACTTTATTTTGTGCTAGGCATATGATTGATTGTAAGCCTGTTGGCTCTGGTGAGGGTGGTCATCAATGTTTTGACCGAAAAGAACAAGCAATAAAAGAAATAGAAGTTTTCAGAAAGATAGACCCTACAATAGATGTAATTGTTAAGCCAGATAGGTCTTGGTATTATGAACCTAAGCTAACGGATGATAAATATAAATCAAAAAAGATATGAAAATAATTGAGATTGTTCCTGCCAAATTAGATGTTTCAACCTTTAAAAAAAGAACTGCGTTGGATTCGGATGCCGAGAACTTAATTAATTATGACTGCTTGATTACAGAGAATGGCATTCCTCGTATCTTATATGTTAAGCTAACAAATGATACGGATGCTTTAAGGTGGGCAGTAAAGAACATTAAATACTCAACAGGAGTACGCTCACGTGGATTAAAAAGTCAGTCTGCTATTTTTGGTTATAAGCCAAAAGTAACAATGAGGCAGGACTTTTGCAGTTCAACAAGTATGATTAACAATTTTCCAAAGCAACATTATTTTATTACTGAATATGCAAAAAATCTAACAAAATATTATAAGGAATACTTCCCAGACATATTTCAGATACACGAGGATATTGTAAAAGAAAAGATATTAGACCAATGGACGATACAAGGTACACCATTCACAAGTGGGATTGTTAATAAAGATAATCCATTAAAATACCACCACGATTCAGGTAACTTTAAAGGAGTGCTATCAAATATGGTAGCATTTAAACGTGGTATGAAAGGCGGAAGATTAGTATTTCCTGAATATAATATTAAATTAGAAATTGATGATAATACTTTAGCAGTATTTGATGGTCAAAGCATTTTACACGGAGTAAGTAATTTTGAAAAAGATAATGATGAAGCATATAGATATACAATTGTATATTATTCTTTAGAACAAATGTGGAAATGCGATTCAATTAATGAAGAGGTTAATAGAATTAGGAAAGTTAAAAAACAAAGAGAGTTTAAAAGATTAGACCCTGAGCATTTGTTATCACTTCTTAAAAGAAAAGGTCAATTAGATACAGCTTCAACAAAAGAATTCATGGCTCATTTTAATAAACCAAAAGATGAATAAAAACTTAATACCATTCGTAAAAGGTCAGTCAGGTAATCCTAGTGGCAGACCTAAGAAATATGCTACTATTTTAAAAGATAGTGGGTATAAGTTATCAGAGATAAACGATACGATACAATCAATGATGGCTATGGACTTAACGCAATTAAGCGAAATACTAGATGATAAAAACGGAACAATACTTGAAAAAACACTTGCAAATGCTATGCGTACTTCACTTAAAAAAGGAAGTCTTTATAGTATTGAAACCTTATTGTCAAGAGTATATGGTAAACCAAAAGAGCAAATAGATACAAATAATAGAACAGAATTACAAGGAAAAATACAAATAGAAATTAATTCTAGCTCAATACCCTTAGCCAATAGAGAAACAGATGTCGATATCAATAAATAAAATTTTTAATACTACAGATGTATTTAAGGCTAATTATGATTGCCCTACTGATATTGTAATTAATCAGGGAGGAACTTCATCTGGCAAGACTTATTCAATTATTCAATGCCTATTCCTCCACGCTATTGAACAAGATAATCAGGTTATTACAGTAGTCGGTCAGGATATACCCAATTTAAAGGTAGGTGCTATAAGGGATGCTCAAACCATTATCGAAAGTAGTGAGGTCCTAAAATCTTTTATTTTAGAATATAACAAGTCTGATAGGATATATACTTTTATAAATGGCTCTATAATCGAATTTAAGAGCTATGACGACTGGCAAGATGCTAAGTCAGGGAAACGTGACTACCTATTCTTAAATGAGGCTAATGGGGTTCCTAAGCCTGTTTGGGATGAATTATATATTCGTACCAAAAAGAAATGTTATATTGACTATAATCCAAATACTGAATTTTGGGTGCATAACGACCTAATAGGTAAAGATAATGTATCTTTAATCATATCTGACCATAGACATAATACATTCCTAGATGAAGCTATACATAATAAGATTGAGGCTATAGAAGATATGGAGCTTTGGAAAGTTTATGCCAGAGGACTAACCGGTAAACTCGAAGGGGTTATATTTAGAGATTACAATATTATTTCAAACGTAAGTTTAGATGCCAAATTAATCGGATATGGCTTAGACTTTGGATTTACTAATGACCCTACTGCTTTGGTGGCGGTTTACAACCAGTCAGGAGAGCTTGTAATAGATGAACTAATATATTCAAAAAGGCTTTTAAACTCAGATATAAACCTGTTGCTTAAAGATTTAAACATAAACGGAAGGATTGTAGCAGATAGTGCAGAACCTAAAAGTATAGCCGAATTAAGCCAATACGGATGGAATATAGAACCTGCAAAAAAAGGAGCAGATAGTATTAGGCAATCAATAAATATCTTAAAAAAATACAAGATTAACGTAACTCAGAGAAGCCATAACATAAAAAATGAGTTTAATTCGTACAAATGGATTCAAAATAGAGATGGCAAATTAGAGAATAAACCGGTAGACTATATGAACCATAGCATAGATGCTATTAGATATGTTTGTTTAAATATGCTCGACAATGTTGCACAGGGCAAGTATTCATTTATGTAATTAACCGTTTATCATCTTTATTTACCGTTTATGTAAATAATCTATTTTTATTTGGAAACATACATATATTTATTTTAACATTGTGTAATCAAAATAAATAAACTATGAAACTTAAAAATTTGCAATCAAACAAAGGAAATGATGTTCCAAATCAATTTGACATTAATGTTGGAGGAACAGTTTATTTTCAATCTTACGATTCTATAATTGTAAAGATTGAAGATGGTAAAACATATTTAGATTCTAATTATTGGGATTATTCCAGAACAACAAGTAAGTATAGAAACTTATTTCTTGGAGAAGATAAGAAAAGAACAGAGAAAAAAATAAAAGAAGGTATATATATTTTAACTAATTTAAATTAAAAATATGAATTTAGAATTAACCTATGAAGAAACAAGTCTTTTATTAGATTCTATTTATGCAAGACTAAGACAAATTGAAAGGCTTGTAAAAGATTTTGATGACCCTAAATTGGCTAAAATATATTCACAAGATGAGGCAGCTTTAATTAATTTAAGAAATAAATTACAATCTATATGAAATATATAACTTTAGACTTAACTAAAACAAATAAAATTAATAAAGCAATTTTATTAGTAAAAAACGGATATAAAATACATAATATAGGGCTAAACTTAATAGTTTTATCAAAATTTAAATAACTAACCCATCTAAGTCAGGGGTGCGGCTGAACAACGCACATTTTATTATGAAACAAGACAAAAGATACAACCTAGAAGCTATTATCATTATTGTAGTAGTATTTCTTATAACTGCATACCTAGAAAATATTTAACTTACTATCCCTGTTTAATTAAAAATTAATAACTGTTAGTGGGTTATCCTATGGGAGCAGGGATATTTTAAAACAAAATAAATGAAAGAGACATTAGCAATCATTAAGTTCTTTGTAATTTCTGTACCGGTATTTTGTATAGTCTATTTAATTATGGTATCTTTATGCAAAATCAAAGACCTATGTGGGAAAAAATAAGTGTATGGCAGTACCAACAGATTTATACTGCACTTAACACAAAAGACAAAGATGCAACAGACTTAGACTTACAGGTTAAGCTAGTAGCAATAGTTAACAATATGACTGAGATGCAAGTAGATAGCCTTTCCTTAGAGCAATACAAAGAACTAAGTAAGTCTATCAATTTTTTAAACGAGCCGATTGTAGGCACTCCTAAGAAGCATATAAGCATATCTAAAGGCAAGAGGTATAAGATTAACTACAATGTCAACAAGATGCCATTCGCCAGATATATTGAAAGCAAAGTATTTAGCGAGGACTTGTACGGAAACTTACACAAGTTAGCAGCCACGATGGTTATACCGCAGAAAAGAAAGTTTGGTATCTGGTTCGACCAACCCTACGATGCAAGCAAACATCAAGAATATTCTAACGATATGTTAGAGGCTAAATTCACAGACGTATATCACTCGTTGGTTTTTTTTTATCAAGTATACAGAAATTGGATAGAAGTTTCACAGGACTATTTGGTGAACAAACTGATACAAGTGGGAAAGAACCAGGACAAGGCGAGAGAGGTGGTTCAAAGTTTATGCACTATTTTGGATGGCAATATAGCGCCAAACTTATTGCCGATTACGAAAATTGCACAGTTACGCAAGGATATGATATGAGTACAATGGAATGTTTAAATATATTATCTTACTTAAAAGCAAAGACAGACTTTGATAATGAGCAGATAAAAAAGGTTCGTTAGATGTTTACATAGGTTTTGGTTTGGCTAGCCCTACCCCTAAAAAGGTGGGGTTAGTTATTTTTAGCCATTACCCTATTTATTGTTATGAGCATTAGCAAAGCACAAGCATTGGCATTAGGTGATGGATTTCTTAACACATTAGGTGAAAAGCCTATGAGTGAAGGGCAGTTACCTGTTGTTGAACAATTACTCAAAGACTTTGGTGCTGACTTTATTAAACAAGCACAAGCAAATTTAAAAGCTAATAACTCAATAGCCGGCGGTAGCATCAATGACATTAGACTACAATTTACTAAGTTCGGTACAACCTATTCACTTTCATTAGGTTATCCTAAAAGCGAACCTGCATCTAAATACTTTGACTTTGTTAACAAGGGGGTAAAGGGAACTAAGAACGAAAAGGCAGATAGCAAAACACCTTACAAATTCAACCCATCTAAAAAAAGTGTGCCTGTTGCTCCAATAGAAAAGTGGCTTACTTATAACAAACTAAAGACTGTTAGTGTTAAGAAATATAATAAACTAGGAGTTGAACTAAAAGCAATAGATAGCAAAAAAAGTTTAGCCTATGTAGTAGCCAGGTCTATACATAGAAAAGGTATGAAGTCAACGCACTACTTTGACAACGCAGCAACGCAAACATTCGGTAAGAACTTCTATGAGGTAATGCAAACAGCATTAGGTAAAGACATTCAAATTAAAATTAGACAATTAGGTAAAGAAATAACAAATGGCAAT